CTTGTTTCGGACCTCAATCACCCTCTGAAACGGCGCCGTCTCAATTGGTTGCCAAGCCATTCTCAATACTCCTCGGGCTGGGATGGGAGACGGGCGGTCACTGGTACACCGTCGGATAGATCGACTTCTTGTGCCGGGTGAGCACGACGTGCTGCCAGTCTTTCTTGCCGACGCGGAAGTTCAGCCAGTATTGCCCGTCGTCCAGTTGCTCCAGGTGGAAGCCGTCGGCGACAATCTCGTCGATAGTCCCGTCATCGTTCAACCGGACCTCCACGCCATCGCAAATGTCGGTATGCGGCACGGTTGCCCAATCTGGCGGAGTGCCCATGCTAAGCTCCTATCGATGATGTGAGACGGGTGATCTCTGCGCGGGCGTAGCTTATGCCTTCAAGCGCTGCGGCAGCGGTCGCGCGTGGATCGTTGTCGCCGTCTCTGATCTTGATGAGCGCGGCCATGAACCGTTCGCCGTAGTAGCCCATCATCCGGCGCCTTGTTTCGGCATCAAATCGAGCGCTGGCCTCGGCTTCCCGTTTAGCTTCTGCGTCGGGATGGTGTTGCTTGCACCAACCATCCGTCGCGGCCTTGCGGGCGCACTGCGCATATTTGGACCAGCGTTCATTGCTCCACACGCCAGCCTTGCAGCGGGCAGGGTCAAGCGCTGCGGAACTTCCGCGATAGGATGGCCGACCAGGATCAGCGCGGAACTCGTTGCTCATGCCGGTGGTCCGTAAGTGGTCCGTGAATTGGGCCATGTTCGCGCCTTGAGCACGTTTGTTGCTGGCTCGTTCTCTCGGGACATTAGGTGTGCAGACCCTAAGACGGTTCGTTTACACGGAAGATGTCGGCGGTTCGAGCCCGTCAGCGCCCACCGCGCGATTACTGGCGGATTTCCTAGCATTTCTCTCCCTTCCGCACAATAGAAATCGGCGCTCCATAGGCTGCGGTGGTCCGAAAGTGCTCCGAGAACCAAATATGGGCATGGCCGCATACCTCGTTCCAGATGGCGCTAAGCTGCTCTTTCACCTTGGAAAGGTGCTCGGGATCATACTTGGCGTAGATCTGCGTTGTGCGGTTCTCGCTGGTGTGCGCGAGCAGCCCGGCGATGTCGTCCATCGGCACCCCGCGCGTCCGTAGCTCGGTGGCGATCGTGTGGCGGATTGCCTTGGGGATATAGTCGGCGGGCAGGTCCAGCGCCTTCCGCATCCGAACCCACCAGGTGCGGCGGCTGATGACCTTGGGGTGCGGATAGTCGGCCCATGCCTCCAGCCACGGGCGGAACTCGGGAATGACCGGCACCTTGGCGTTGCGCTTCTTCGTGATCGGCTTGCCCTTGGGGTGCGTGTCGAAGATTTGCCCCCTGCCCTTGCCCCACTGCGCGGCAACGTCCCATTGCAGGATGGCGCGCGGCCGCGCCCCGGTGGCGATCATGGCGAGCACCCAGCGCAGCGCCTCTATGTCATAGGCGGCATAGGCCACGATCGCGCCGAGCTCCTCCAGGCTCATCCGCGTGTCGCGCGGGGCCGAGCGCAGCCGGGTCTCAACCGACGCGATCTTGGGCGAGAAGGGCAGCCGCCCCTCCCCTACCGCGTGATTGAGCGCCGCGCGAATGTCGTTCAAGTTGCGCTGCAGGCTTTCGCCGTTCACGCCCGGCGATGAATGCTGGTAGCGTTTGCCGCGCCACTCGATGTCCCAGCTATGCGGCTTCATCCGCCACGCCGCGAACCGGCGCAGCACTGGCGGGGTCAAGTCGCTGACCTTCGCGGCCATGCCGACCCGGTCCTGATCGAGGAACGCCGTGAACGTACGGAGCGATATTTCGATCGTGCTCGGCGTGATCCGGCTTTGGCCGTGCTCCTCCCAATATTTGCGAAAGACGCCTAGCACCAGCGCCTCCTCGGGAGCTTGGGGCAATCCCGCCATATGCTCTTGGGCATGGGCGATGATGACCGGAATCGCATCCTCTAGGCTTGTGCAGCCAGAGCTTTTGCTGCGGCCTGTTCCCGCTGCTTCGTCATACCAGCGGATTTGGAGATAGGGTGAGCGACCGTCCGCGCGGGGCCTGGCAAGCCAGAATGGCCCGACCGTGTAGAGCCGCTGTTCCGACCTTGCCATTTCGTGCTTAGCTCCTCGGCTTCGCGTTCGATCAATATGTTGAGGACGCCCCATTCGCCAAGCTGGCGTAGCTCGTCAGCCGAGAAGTGTGTCCCGGTGTCGTTGCGTATCGCTCGGCGAAACTTGCTGGCAAGATGCTGGGCGCGGCTCATCTATCGCCCTCCTGTCGGGGGAGTAGGGGGGTCATGACAGCATCAGCTTTTCACGAAGCGCGACCGCATCCCACCATGCGTTATGCTGGACAGCGTCGGGCAAGGTTGTCGGGTATGCGTCAACGCGAACGATATCGAACTGGAGGCGCGGAATAGCCGCCATCTCGCCCGGCCCCGTGATTATGGCTTGGCAGAAATACCGGACATCGTCGGGCCAGTCTGTTATGATGTACGGGACGCTCCCACCGCGCCGCGCAAAGAAGTCGGCAATTAAGCGGGGGCCAGTCTTTGAACCATGCTTGACGACGTAAGGTTGAATATCGCGCGGAACACTCCGCATAATCGGCATTACGTTCTCGGCGACCCAAGGACCGATCTTCTCGGTCGGCTCATAGATGATATACAGGCTTTCACCGTCCTGATCAACAAGAGCGAGGCTCAATAGCTCGCCGCCGAACTCGTTAAACTCGGTGTCGAGAAAATACCTCACGACAACATCTCCATCCTTAGCGATTCTATCCTCGGCGTTCCCATCATCCCCTGTTCCCGCCATCTCTCTCGTCCTCTTTCTATTGCCAGTGTACGAAGTCTCGATGCGACCTGTTCGGCACGGTCAAGCTCGACCAGTAGATCGTGAAGGACAGGGTCAGGGAAAAAGGGTTTCATGCGGCAAGTTCCTGCTCGTCATTATCGGTCCAGCGAACGCCATGACGGTCGCCGTATTCCTGGATGAAGTTTATGAGGTCGCCCATCTGCGACTTGGTGAGCTGCGAGGTGCTAAACCCGCGCGGGAACGGTCGCCCGTCCAGCCCTTCGAGGAACTGGCATTCCCAACCGCAGGCCGACATGAAGATGACCTTCCAGTCGTCAGGGATCATGCGCCGCCCCTCTGGCTTGCTGACTGACACGTCGGTCAACATCGCCCACATCTTGTCATTCTGCGCGTTCGTCCGTTTCGGCTCCGCGATGGTGACGACATAGTTGGGCGGGGCGCGGTCGATCAGCGCATGGGCGCGATCGCGGGCGAACTTGCTGGACAGGCTAATCTTGTGCATCGAGCTTCCTTTCCCATGCGATGCGGCCGGGCCATGCGTTCCAGTATGCCGCGGCGGTCGCCACAGCGTCTTTGCCGGGCAGATATTGCTCGAAAGACCGCCACCCCATGCTGTGCTGCCAATGATGGCATCCGTTCGACAGGGGGATGCAGTGTTTGTCCGAAACTTTGGTCGACGTGCCTTTGTCGCCCGCGTGGTCGACATGGGCTGCAACGATTGGCCCCTCGCACCATGGGAGCGCCCCACGGCAAGCGCATTGCCTTCCGCGTAACCATTGCAGGAAACGCGGCGCCGACTTCTCGGCTGGACGCGGCGCGTTGCGCTTCCTCGGCCTTGTGTCGACCCGCAGCATCACGCTTCCACCTGCTTGCCGCGAAACGGCGCAACCTCGTCAAGCGATGCGCGCGGCGGATACCCCTTCGATCGGCGATAGCGGTTGATCGTCGCCAGGCGCACCTCGGGATTGCTCCAGTAGCGGCGGCGCTCGTTCTCCGCTCGACGGCGGCGCTCGGCTAGGGTGTAGGAGTATTCGCGCATGTTCAGGCGCTCACCTGATCCATCGCCGCGATACCGCTTTCCTTGGCCGCGTATATCTCCTCGAACTTGCGGCCCTCGGCACCGTCGAGACTTTCCACGACATCGCCGTTCTTGCGGAGCCATTCCTGCAAGCCCATCTTGGTCTCGACTTCGGCCAAGGTGCTGACGAGCAGTTGGTAGGCGACAGATTCTTCGGGTGGCGTTAAATCGTCGATGCGGCGGGCCATCCACTTCTCGAAGCCTTCATCGCCCTCACCCGGCTCGCTACCGTCACCTGTCCACAGCGGGTGGTTGCCGTCACGGATAGCCTTCAGGTCGTCCTTGTTGGCCCGCTTTAAGGCGCGGAACTCTTCCAGACTTTCGGTCTTGTTTCCGGCGATCATGAAAGCGCGCAATCGCTCGCGGATTTTGGTAATGCCCGGTATCTTCTCGACTTGAGCCTCGATGATCTCGCCAGTCTGCGGATTGTGCGGCGTATCGTCGAACCCGCCTGGTGGAACCTCGGCAGCAGGCGTCGTTTCAAGGTTCGCCTTCATCATCACAACGACGTGCGCGAAGGCCGATCGGCAAGCCCGCGATATTGCCCGCGTCTGCGCCATCGCCCGGATGGCATAGTCGGCGCGCTTGGGCAGCGTCTTGCCGCGCGACTGCCCGCCATACCAAGTCGGCTCGTCCTCGCCGACGAAGCCCTCGGCAACGGCGATCAGGTTTCCATCCGACATGCGACGGACCTCACCGATGGCGCGAACGCCACCCTCGATCCGCTCGACATCGCGCGCCCCGGCAACGCAACCGTGGGCAATGGCAATGGCCTGCCACCCTTCAACCGAGACGAACTTGCGCCCTTGGATGGTGCTGGCGGTCGCCACGACAATCTCGCGGCAAGCCCCGGCCGCGTCGGTGGACATGCGGTAATTGTCCAGCGGTCGCGCCTCGTGCATGACCAATGCGGTTTCGGCGTTCATAGCTATTCACGCTCCATGTTGATTGGGGGACGAGGACTCGGCGGGCGCTTTTTGGGCAACCCGCCGTCCCGTGGTGAACTTGGCGGCGCACTGGTCGCAGCGAACGTCATAAAGCCGACCAAGGAAGTCGGCGTCACAATCGACGCAAAAGCAGATGTAGCGCCTCGACCGGGTGGGGAGGTTCGGAACCGGAGCCTCCCCGTTCTCCGCTTGTGCCCCGCCAAGCGCGGACTCCACAGGGCGTTCCAATCTCGTTTGATCACTCATCACACCGCCACCCAGATACAGAGCAGCACGGTCACAAAGATGATGGCGAGCGTCCAGCGTAGCTCGTTCGGTGTTGGCTGTAGCAGGCCATCGGGACGCTGCTGGCGGTGGATTGCGCGGTCATCGCGAAGGATGCGGGCGATCTCGGCGGGGTCGATGGGGGCGCTCATGCGACCCACTCCTTGGCGGGCTCGGCTAAAGCGCGATCCAATGCGGTGCCAATCGTTTCCCCGTAGGCGGTCTTGATGCCCGCGAGATTGCACAACTCCTCGAGCTGGCTGTGGCCGACAGTCATGTGGTAATCGACGGTCACTCCGGTCTCATCGCCGTCAATGTCCTCCTCAAAGCGATGGGCATCAGCGATCATGTTGAGCAAGGTTTCGCGCAACAGTTCGCGGCTAACGACCTCGCCCGGATCGTAACCCGAAGGGCGAAGACCGGAACGGGCTTCGGGCGAAGCCTTAGAGCCGGATAAAGCGCCAGAAACAGGCGTATTGGGTTGCCATAGGTCGGTCATGCGGCACCTCGGGCTTGTTCAATTCTAAGATTGGCGAGCGCCGTGATGGGATTGCCGTCGAAACCTGCCGGGCTTTCCTGGAGGTTCTCGAAGTCAGGAGCGACGGCGCACCACATCGGCCTGCCTTCATTGGTATAGCCGTCCATGAAAATGCGAGGCTCGTCTGCCGCTGGGCCGCCGTGGGCAGGGCAACAGGCCCCGTGGCAATATGATGGGCGTTCAAATGTGCCGACTCTCCCGTAGGCGCGGAGAATTTCACGAGGAAACTGGTCGCCAAATGCTTCCTCCCCGCAGAAGCCCGCAGGGCACCCTCCCATCCACATCGGAACGCGACATTTTCCGTTCTGCCATGGCGCGCGGTCAAAAGGCTTGCTCATGCCGCCCACCGTTCCGCGTCCCTCGCCGCCTTTCGAGCAGCATCGAGAACAGTCGTTACGCTAGGGGCGCTTTCCTCGATTGCTTCACAGAGATAGTCGTTCTCTTGATCGCGCTCGGAGAGGCTTGCGATCTCGTCGGCAATGCGGTCGTCGCGGATCGCGTCCAGTTCGGCGTGGATGCCCTCAAGCTCGTTCCACAGCCCTTCCTCAACGCCCGGCAATTCACGACCAGCAACGCGGTCGTATAGCTCGTCAACCCACAGATAGCGGGCGATCAGCGCCTTCGCGGCGTCGGTCTCGGCCCAATCGAAAGCCGTGGCGTTCTCTCGGGCGCGCTCGGCAGCGAGCGGAGCGGGGTTGTAGCCGGTCATGCCGACACCTGCTGCGATGCACGGAGATACTGGCCGCAGAGCTTGCGGTGATACGCTTTCAGGATTGTGCGCTTGCCCTTGCTCTCGGGCGATTCAAGCTCGCGCTCGATGCGGGCGATCTCTGCGAAGATCACGGCGGGGGCGGTATCGGGTTGCATCGGAAGGTCTCCCGGCTTGTGTGCCTGAGACCAACCATAGCCATAATCGCTACGCTGTCAAACTGTTTCTCTAGCTTTTTTGGCTATACCTCATTTTTAGAGGTCAGCCACCCGCTTTCGCGCCCGCCCGATCACGGTGAACGTGTCGCGTCCTGGATAGATGGTTTGGTGGGCGGGATTCGTGGAACAGGGCTCCAAACGGGCCGGGTTCTCGCGGTAGCGTTTGAAGGTCGTCTCACCCTCGCCATTGCGGACCACATAGTATTTGCCGGAGACCAGATCGAGGTCGGTCGGATCGACGATAACGCCGTCCCCTGACGCCGCAACCTTGTCCATCGAGTCGCCTTCTACCAATACAACGAATGACTTAGCACTCAGCGCCTTATCTGGCGACGGCATATACCCCATGTTAGTCTCGAATCCTTCACGCCACGCGCCTGCTGAGACAAGCCCCACGATGGGCAGTAACAGGGGTTGCGGATTTTCGCTACCGGCCTCGCCGAAATAGCGGCGCAAAACGTCCATTTCCCTAACGGTAAACTTCCGCTTTCCGAGCATACTGCGAGAGAATTGGTCCGGGGTGATGCCAATTAATCGCGCGAGCCCAGCCTGCGTTTCGCCGCGTTCGGTTATCAATGCTTTAATCTGCGATATTTCCATGCGGACGTAATAGGCCGCCTGCAAATCCTCGCTATCGCCTGTTCGGCTATTATAACGCTTGCGCCTCATAGCCATTTTGGCTATGCCCCCATTATGAAAAGGCTCAGCCCAGAGATTATCGCCAAATTCGGGAGCATCCAAGCGATCTCCGATTTGGTCCATGCGCCACATTCCACGGTGAAAGCCTGGCGGTCGCGCATATCCGATTCCCGTCTGCATCATCTGCGCCTTGCGTCGATGGCGGCAGGGTTGGAGATTCCGTGGGACACGCTGGAAGACGCAGATCCGCTGCCCGACAAGAAGGAGGCAGCATGAGCAAGCGCGTCTATTTCCTTCGCCCTATTGGCCAGCTTGGGCCGGTCAAAATCGGCTGCTCTAAGTTTCCCGAATCCCGGCTCGACACATTCACCATTTGGTCGCCGCAGCGCCTCGAGCTGGTTTGCTCGGTTCCCGGCACACACAAGGACGAGCGCACGCTTCACGCGATGTTCGCCAAGCATCGGGTTCATGGTGAGTGGTTCGGCGCCAGCAAGGAATTGCTCGCGCTGATCGACCACTGCCAAACGGTCGGCGCGCTTCCGGCGCTTCCCGAGGTCGTCAGGTTTCCGGTGATCCGTCACGTCGGCCATGCGCGCCGCGCCAAAGGAGTCCGCGAACCTCTCCCGCTGCCCGCTCACAAGTTGGCGATCGCCACGACGATGCGCGGCCAATACGAAAGCGGCCTCACCGCTTCTGCGCTGTCCGCGGAACACGGCATACAGATCCAAACGGTCTATAAGTATTTGCGTGCGGTCGGGACTGCGATGCGTCCTCGCGGGCCGGGAGCGGCGCCGAGCGGCGTAACTGACGTTGATCGCGCGACGGCGTGGCGGGACCGCTATCTGGCCGGCGAAACGCTCCAGCAGATCGCCGACGATTATGACGTGACTCGCGAGCGGGTGCGCCAAGTTCTCCGCAAGTTCGGTGTCGATACGCTTGGGCATCGTCCCGAGCATAGGAACCAGCCTGCCCCTCTCACCGAACAGCAAAAGCTGGCAGCAGAACTCTACGCCCAAGGCATCCGCCCCCTCGAAATCAAGAAGCGGGTTGGGTTCAAGCCTAGCATTAATCTGCTCACTAAGGCGGGCGTCGAGACGAAGCCGGTTGGTTCGTGGAACACTCGCCCTGACGACGCAGAGATCACCCGCACCGTCGCCGACCTCTACCGCGCCGGATTGCGGGCGAAAGAAATTGTCGAGCGGGTTCCGGCGCTGCGCTATCCCGAAACGGTCTATCGCTATCTGAAAAAGGCCGGTGTCGCCGCGCGGCAGAAGGCGGCTAGCCCGCTCGCTCCGTTCGTCATCAGCCAGTTTCGGAACGGCGACACGCTCCAGGACATTGCCAAGCGCTTCGGCATCAGCCCGATGACCGTGCGCCGCTTGCTTGAGCGCAACGGCGTCACGAACATCGCAGAGGAATTGAAGCGCCGTCACGCTCGCGCCGTTTCCGCAGCCAACGCGCGCCGGAAAGCTGCATGACCCTGCTCGGCTTCCTCGCGGCATGGTTCGAATTGCCCATCGCCACCGCCTGTCTGTTCAGCGGTATCGCTACTCGCGGAAAGCGCCTCGAACGCAAGCGCCTCGCACAATGGGAGGCGGATCGGTTTGACGTGATGGTCCCGGTCGCGCGGTTCAGCCCTATCCGGAATGGCGCTGTTAACTCCCATGCTGGAAACAATACAGTAACGGGGCGACACTGTAATGGCCGTTGATTCCGCCATATCGGACAGGTTGAAGCATCGTCAGCGCGTGATGTTTCGCGCCGCTGCTGACCGTGGCTTCTCGCAGAAAGTCATTCACTTCGACACAGGACTAAGCCTGTCGGTCATTGATGAGTATGCGCGCGGCGAGACCGCGATGGGCGGTCCATCAATACTTGCGCTCGCCAGTCTGCCCGAGTTCCCGGCTGAACTTATTAGTCTGCTGTTCGATGGCACTGGCCGGGCGGTGATCGACGAGCCCGCCGACAAGCTGATCGGGGGTGGGAAGTGAGCGCACCTGTCACGATAGGGCGGGCGACGCTGTATCTGGGTGATTGCCGATCCCTGCTGCGCGGCATGGGCAAGGCCGACGCGCTTGTTACAGACCCGCCCTACGGGATCGGGGCGGACAAGGGCGCTGGCAAGTCCGCCGAGAAGTGGTCCGCGTTTACCGGGTCCGCAACGTGGGACGACGCGCCGCTTTCCGAGGGTGACATCGACCTGTTGCTCGGCGCTGGACGCCACTGCATCATCTGGGGGGGTAACTACTTCCCGCTTCCCCCGTCAAACTGTTGGCTGATCTGGGATAAGGAAACGGCGGGCGTGACGACCTTCGCCGACGCCGAGGTCGCGTGGACGAATCTCGACAAAGCTATGCGGCTGAAGCGCCACCTATGGTCCGGCCCATACATGAAGATCCGCGAAGAACGCCATCACCCGACGCAAAAGCCGCTGGCAATCATGCAGTGGTGCATCGACCAGCTGCCCGCCAAGGTATCCAGTGTCGTCGATCCGTTCCTCGGGAGCGGAACCACAGGGGTCGCCGCCGTCATGGCCGGCAAGGACTTCGTGGGGATTGAGCAAGACGCGCGATATTTCGACATCGCCTGTAAGCGAATTGAGCAAGCGCAGCGTCAAGGCGACTTCTTCGTGAGGGCAGCATGACCCGTCTCCTCGCCAAGCTATTCCGCCGCAATCCCGCGCGCGAGCTTGCTTTGCTCGGCGTAAGGAAGCGCCGCGTCGATAGCTATGTGCAGCGCGAGAAGGTCCGCGCTGTGGCCCGCGCAATACGCGAAGCCAAAGGTCTGCCACCTAGCAGGGCGCTGCAAGGATGAGGCGGCAAGACGAATTTCGCCTGGCCTGCGTCGTCGCGGACTATCTTGCCCGAGCTTTGCCGGTCGAGGCTATCTGGACGCATTTCCCTGCTGGGGAGAACCGTAGCGCGATCACTGGCGCGCGCCTCAAGCGCATGGGCACGGCAAGGGGATGGCCCGACTATCTCATCATCTACCGGGGCAAGCTGCTCGGCCTGGAGCTTAAGGCCGAGGGCGGTTCAGTCAGTCCCCATCAACGCCATATCGGGGAATCGTTCAAGGCGCACGGCTTCGACTGGTCGGTCATCAAATCAACCGAGGAAGTCGAGAAGTTCCTGACCAGACGCGGCATCCCGCTTCGCGCAACCGTGCTGGCGAGGGCGGCATGAGAGCACCCTACGATCCTACATCGTCATGGGCCAAGCGCCACCGGCTGAACCGCCACTGCCCTTGCGGCACGCTGATCTACGACAAGTCCAAGAGCGGCCAGTGCAAGTCATGCTTCGCCTCCGCCCGCAACGCCACCGTCGAGCACCGCGCCAAGGTCAGCGAGGCGATGCGTCTCAAATATCGCCAAGACCCTCACTATGCCTCGATGATCCGCACCAACCTTGCCGAGGGCAAGCGGGCATCGCTGAAAGACCCGGTAAAGCTCGCCAAGCAAATCAGGCAGGCGCGCATCAACATCGAGCGCACCAAGACACCGGAGGCCGTTGAGCGCCGCGAGGAAGGCAAGCGCCGCGCCTTGTTACCTTGGTGCCCTCGCGAACGGATCGAAGACTATCGCGCCCTAATGCGGAAAGGGCTTCGCGCCGCCGAGGCCAAGGCGCTGATTCTCGAAGAGATCAGGTTGGAACGGGCCAGGCTCTCGCCATTCGAGCGCCAGATGGCGAGCCTCGAAGCCAAAATGAAGCGCGGCGAGACGGCGCTGATAGCCTCGAACGATATGTTTCGGAGGCGCGCAGCGTGAGCTTCAACGTCGCCATGCTCGAAGAGATGCAAGCGTCTGGCCTCGATCTAGAGGCAGTCATTCGCATCTTGCGCGCTGGTGAGGTTCGTAAAGACCCGACAGCCGCCGAACGCCAAGCGCGCCACCGCGAGAAGGTGAAGGCTGAGCGTGACATAGTAACGCGTGACGTAACGCGTGACGACGTAACGGAAACCCTTTCCCCCCACTCCCCCCCTAAAGTTTCCCCCGGACCCCCTACAAACACCCCCCCTATACCCCCCAAACCCGAAACTAATTTGAAGCGCGCGAGCCGTTTGCCGGATGGCTGGCGACCCGAAATGCTGACGGGCAAAGCGGCGGCGATGGTCCGCAACTGGCAAGCCGGGGAACTTGAACGGGAACTGGCGAAATTCCGCAATTTCTGGCTCGCAAAAGCGGGCAAGGACGCCTGCAAATCCGACTGGCAACGGACCTGGATCAACTGGCTCATTTCAGCCGACGAACGGAAACCACGAAATGGACGACAGCAACATCATCCCGATCTTGGCAAAAGCGGCCTCGCCTTCGCGATGCAAGGAAACCTTAGCGACGATCGCCCAATGTGAGGAGGCGCTGAAGCCATCCGGGGAGAAGTTCGGCACGGGTCAGCTTCTAGCCTGCCTCACCCTTGTCGCGCCTTCCGGGTTGACCGCTGGCGACCGCAACGAGTGGGTCCGGGTGGCGAAGGAAACACTGACCGGCATCCCCGGCGACCTGCTGCAATGGGGATGCCAGAAGGCGCGTGAGACGTGCCGTTTCCCGAGCGAAGTTGTCCCGACGATCATGGCCGAGGTGAAGGACGAATGGGACCGCCGCCGCCGCGCGCTAGACCATGCCATCGCCGCCGAACACAATCGCCATGCGCCGCGCATCGAGCATAAGCGCGCCGAGCCCAACTATATCACGCCTGAAGAGTTCCGCGAGGCGCTCAAGGGCATCGTCGGGAACCTCACCGCATGACCGCCCAGATCATCTACACCGACCGCTTCCGCAAACCGCGCGAGAAGATCGACCTGCGTGACTTACTCAAGCGGTCGATCGAACAGCACAAGCCCAACGAAGGACCGGAGGCGGCATGAAAAGCGGCTGGCTTGTCAGAAGGGAGACATGGGCACTGTCGGTCATGGGCCTGCGGGTTGCGCCTTATACCGAGTTTCGCACCTACTGGTTTCGGTGGATGGCAGCGTTAGCAGCGTGGTCGGTTCGCGGCATAACTCCTGGCCCCGTCACACTTATCACGAGAGCACAAATCCTTGGCCGGGTCCGGCTTAAACAGGGGAAGAAATAGCATGGCCCGCACCAACAAGATTCGCAAAGCCAGCGAAGATCCGGTCGCCAAGCTGGAACGGACCATCGTTCCCGAGGTCCAGGCTGGTCGCGGGCTCTACCTCATTGTCGATGCACCGACATTCGCGGGCGAGGAAAACAAGGCTGGGTCAAAAGCCCGCACCTTGCGCAAATTGACCCGCATCGAAAAGCTGGAGCGCGCCAAGGTCATCAACAAGCGCGAGGCCGAGGCGTGCGAATGGTACGCCACACGCCACGCCGCTCGCTATGACGTGATAGGCATCACCGCCAAGTATGGCGAGCAAGCCAGCGGCGGGCGCAAGAGCTACTGCCACGGCCCCAAAACGCCCGAGCAAATCTCCGCCCTGCTCGACTATGACTTCGCCCGCGCCGGGATCAGCCCAATGATCCTGCCCATGTTCGAGCGCATCGTGATCCATGGGCGCCCGCTCGGGCGACTGGCCATTACCTTCCGCCAAGCCGCACGGGAGTTATTGGCACGACTCGAAAGCCGGGGTGCGCTGTAGGGTGTTGACAAACCGCATGGAATCTGCGCCTAATTGTCACAGTGGTGCTTCGCGCCCACACCGCCGCTCCGAACTGTCTCCGTATGGTGTGCGTGTCCAGCAATGGACTAGGGCGGCAATCTTATTCCCATTCGATCCGCCTTCCTCCTCTGGGTAGGATCGAATCCCCGCGTCCGACACCATCAAGCGAACACAGCAGCGGCCTAGCCCTCAGCTTCGATCACTGTCCCGTGACGCGGGGAGCCTATAACGGAGACAGCCCATGTTGGTTACGATCTTCCTCCTGATCGCATTGGCCCTGTTTATCCTCGCTGCCATGCCCAGGGTAGCGGTTGGCGGTATCAACCTCGTCCCCGCTGGCCTCGCTTTCGTGGTGGCGGCAATGCTTGTCCCGCTGCTGTAATGGCCGAGCGCCTACGCAAGATGCACCAGGACGATGTGCGGCTGAAGATCAAAACCAGTCAGCTTTTAAATCGCCTTTCAGATCATGCACTTAACGGCCTCGAAATGAGCGCGACCCAGATTCGCGCCATTGAGGTTCTGCTGAAGAAGGTTTTGCCCGACCTGCAAGCCATCGAACACAGCGGAGAGGTAGCGACAGGCCCAGCTTATGACCTCAGCGCAGTTGGCGACGAAGCCCTTGCCCAACTTGAAGGCGCTCTTGCAGCTTCCCGACCCGTTAGCGTTGGTACGACAGGAAAGAGCAAGACGCGGCCTGATAGCGTTCACTGAGTATACCGCGCCGCAATATGTCAGCGCGGCGCATCACCAGTTGATCGCACGACGGCTTGAAGCGGTAGAACGGGGAGAGATTGACCGGCTGATGATTTTCATGCCGCCGAGGCATGGCAAGTCGGAACTGGCAAGCAAGCGTTTCCCGGCATGGTGCCTTGGGCGTAATCCTTCCCGCCAGATCATCGCGGCTTCGTACAACAGCGACCTGGCAAGCGACTTCGGCAGGAATGTCCGTAACATCGTGGCATCGCCTGAGTTCGGCGAGGTTTTCCCTGGCGTGGCGTTGGCGGCGGACAGCCAGGCGGCGAACCGGATGAACACGAACAAGGGCGGGGCTTATGTCGCGGCGGGCGTTGGCACGGCGATCACCGGGCGCGGTGCCGACATTGCGCTGATCGATGACCCGTTTAAAGACCGCGAGGAGGCGGACAGCGAGCGCCGCCGGGACGTTGTTTGGGATTGGTATCGATCGACGCTCTACACGCGGTTGATGCCGGGCGCGGCGATAGTGTTGATCCAGACTCGCTGGCATGAGGATGATCTGGCCGGGCGCTTGCTTGAACAGCAGCCCGATCAATGGACGGTGCTGGACCTTCCCGCGATCAGCAACGCGGGCGAAGCACTCTGGCCCGAATGGTATGACGTTCCCGCATTGGAGCGGATCAAGGCGAGTATCGGCCAGCGTGAATGGTCTGCCCTGTACCAACAGCAGCCGCAGCCAGACGAGGGCACCTTCTTCCAGCGAGGGTGGTTCAATGAATGGCAACTGCCGCTGCCCAAACTGCGGATATACGGAACATCCGACTACGCCGTTACCGATGGTGGGGGCGACTGGACCGTCCACCGGGTCTGGGGCGTGGACCCAGCCGACAACATATACCGCATTGATGGCTGGCGAGGGCAAACCTCTGCCGACAAGTGGATCGACGCAAAGTTAAAACTGATTGCCACGCACCACCCGCACGCATGGTTCGGCGAGGCGGGGGTTATTCAGAAGGCGGTCGAACCAATGCTCATTCGCCGGATGCGGGAATGCAACGTGCGCTGCCGGATGGAATGGGTGTCATCGATCCATGACAAGGCAACGCGGGCACGCGGATTCCAGGCGCGGGCATCGATGGGGAAGGTCTATTTCGAGCCGGGCGCGGACATCAGCGAGTTTCTGGTGTTCCCGGCGGGCAAGCATGACGACGAGGTTGACGTGGCGAGCTTGATGGGCCGGGTCTTGGATCAGGTCCATCCGGCGATTGTGAAGCCCGGCGGTGAGAACAAGCCGCGCGATATGTGGGCGACGCGCGATGCCGTCACAGCGGATTGGAAGGTAGCCTGATATGACCAGCGACTATCGCCGCGACCATGACCTGACCGTCAAGAATGACGAGTTCGACCGGCTTGCCGGATCGGCGCGGGCCAACATCATCGTCGCGGTCGAAAACTTCTCGGCGCTCTATCCGCTGCCGGTGGCAAGTGCGGGCGAGACGCTGGCGTTGAAGCGAGCGTTCGCACGGTATCTGATCGACAGCGGCAAGGCATCGGTGGCGGGGGTGGTATGAGCAACACCGCGCCGCTTCCCGCCGAGAAGGACAAGTTCGATCTTGCTTACCTAAAGCGCCTCTACAGCGAGGCCCGCGACAACACCATGACGGCCCGCCTCGAAGCGGAAACGGCATGGGATTACTACGACGGCAAGCAGTGGACCAGCGAGCAGATTAAGGCGCTGCGCAAGCGCAAGCAGCCGGAGATCTGGGTTAACCGCATTGCCCCCGCCGTCAATGGCATCCTGGGCGTGCTGGAGCAGGGGCAGGCCGACCCGCGCGCTTTTCCCCGCAATGAGGAAGATGACGACGCCAGCGAGGTCGCTACCGATAGCCTGCGCTATGCCAGCGACGTGTCGCGGTGGCAGCGGACCAAGCTCCATGCGGCCAAGGCGTATCTGGTTGGCGGGGTTGCCGCTGTCATTGTCGAGGTCAACGAGGAGGGCGACCCGTGGCCGCGCATCATCCGGCAGGGTGAGTTCATCTATGACCCGCACAGCAGGGATTACGACTTTGAGGATGCCCGGTTCATGGGCGTCGCGAAATGGATGTATGTTGACGCGGTCAAGAAGCTCTATCCCGAGGCCGACATTGACCCGGAAAGCATCACGCCGACCAGCGTATCTTTTGACGATCAGGACAAGCCGCAAACGGGCTGGGCCGATGTCAAGCGCAACCGGGTGCTGGTGGTCGAATTATATCTGAACGAAGGCGGGTGGAAGAAGGTCTGTTTCTACGGCGGCGCGATCCTGTCCACCGGGGACAGTGAGTATCAGGACGAGAAGGGGCGCCCGTGCAACCCGATCGTCGCACAATCGTGCAACGTGGACCGCGATAATGGGCGTTACGGCATCGTCAAGGGCATGGTGCCCATTCAGGACGAGATCAACATGTCGCGCTCACGGGCGCTGCACATGCTCAACTCACGCCGGGTGCAGATCACCGACGAGAGTGGCCCGGGCATTGATGCCAACACGATCCGCGAAGAGGCCGCGCGGCCTGATGGTATCTTGCCGTTCGGCGTTCAGGCGGCGGACAATGGCGACCTGACGCAAGGCCAGTTCAGTCGGATGCAGGAGGCAAAGGCCGAACTGGAACGGATGGGGCCGAACCCCGCTGTCCTGGGCCAATCCAACCTCAGCGCCAGCGGCCGGGCACAGTTGGTTCGTCAGCAGGCGGGTTTGACCGAACTAACCCCGGTGTTGGGCGGCTTGGAAGATTTGGAACTGCGCGTTTATCGGCAAATGTGGGCGCGCATCAAGCAATTCTGGACCGAGCAGAAGACCATCCGCGTGACCGATGACATCGGTGCGGCGAAGTTCATGCAGGTGAACGAGCCTGAAGTGCAGGAAGTCCAGGGCATCGTCATGGGTCCGGACGGAAAGCCGCAGATCGGGATACAGCAAGTCGTGACGGGGGTAAAGAACCGCCCCGCCGAGATGGACATGGACATCATCATCGACACGACGGCGGACACGGCCAACGTCCAGCAAGAACAATATACCGAACTGGTCAAGCTGGCGCAGGTCTATGGCCCGCAAGAAGTGCCGTTCGACGATATCTTGGAAGCCTCTAACCTGCCGCAGAAGCGCAAGATCATCGAAAAGCGCAAGTCGCGGATGGAGGAACAGGCGCAGCAGCAGCCGCCAGTTGATCCACGGATCGAGGCTGATGTGAAACTCAAGGACGCCAATGCGGCGCTGTCACAGGCGCGGGCCGAGGCGCAGGAGCTTCGCAACCGGCTTGAGGCGATTGGCGCCGCGCACATGATCGACGCCATTCCCGAGGTCGACAACGGTTTAGTAGCGGCGGCGGGTTAGGTGGAGACCTATCAGGTTGTCCTCAATGGGCGACCAGTTCAGTTCCAAGTGCGCGATGGGGCGACGGACGAAGAAGTAAGGGCGGCAGGAGCAAGTCTTCTAGCGAAGGCGGGTTGGCAACACCCATCACAGCACGCTGTTTTACGTCCCCCGCCGTTCAATGCTTTCGCCCCACCTGAGACGGGGCAAGGCGGACCTCCGGTTAACGCCATGACCGGACAGATACGCGATCAGGGGACAATAACCGAATATCAGCCGACGTTGCGAGACCGAGCGGCGGGATTCGTTGCTGATGGACTTGAAGCTGTCGGGTACGACGACCGCCACGCGGCACGGGTTGCCGACCGTGCCACGCAATTGCTGGACTGGACACCGTTAGGGAACGCCTTTGGCTTAGAGGAAGGCGCAAGCGATGTTTCGCGGGGCCTGAGAACTGGCGACTTAGCAACGGCCGGGCTGGGCGCGGCGACCTTCGCGGCGAGCGTGTTGCCGTTTGGTGGCGAGGTCAGAAAAGGCGTCAAGGCGGGCGAGAATGCTCTGGCACTCATGTTCCGCGACGAAAGCGGCGCAATTCGAGCATGGCACGGTTCGCCGCGTGATTTTGACAAGTTCGATGCGTCAAAGATTGGCACTGGGGAGGGAAACCAAGCGTTCGGCGACGGACTATACTTCGCCGATCGTCGGGGTGTGGCGAGTAGCTATGTGGTGCCGAGGGGCGTGCAGCCGTTACCAGTTCCGCCAGAAACGCTTTCGGCCTTGCGTGATCCGCTCAAGGCAGACGGATATCTGGGCTACGATAGCCTTGGCGAGGCAGTGAACGCGGCCCGCCAATCAGGCGACAGACTTGCCGAGGATTACGGACTTTCCCCGGAGGTTGCGGCGCAGATTCAAGCCGCGCTGAATGACTATGACGCGGCGCGCTGGCCCGAAGGGTATCGCCCGACACTTTATGAGACCGAGATTAACGCGGAACCGCACCAATTCATGGACCTTCCACGTGGCCAAGCAGCGCCATCGCCGGAAGTCGCCAAGAAACAGGGGTTTGTTGGTTTCCGCTACAAGGACGGCACCACAAACCCGTCTAGCAATTATGTGGTGTTTGACCCGTCGTTAGTCAGCATCCTGAAGAAGCATTAGGCGGCTTGCCGCAAATACCGCCGCCGGGTTTCGGGCGTTTCGTCACCGCTGGACGCAATCAGCAGGCTCGCCGCCGGGGACCGGGCGCAACGTGAACGCCGCGACGATACAGCGAGCGAGGGGAAACCATGGAAGACGAAGACTTTCTGGCGGCCGCGTTGGCCGATACCAGTAGCGATGACGATCAGCCTATCGAGATCGCCCCGGAACCCAAGGCGGAAACGCCAGCGGAACCGGCCCCGGCACAGCCGGATGAATTGCTGCTCGATACACCTGTAACGCCCGAACCTCCCAAGCAAGACGAGCGGCCTCCGCTCGCCGCGCTGCTGGACGAACGGGACAAGCGGAAAGCGCTTGAAGCCGAGCTTGCCCAATTACGGGCGGCACAACCGGCCCCACAGGTCCAGATGCCCGATCCGTATGAGGACCCGGAAGGGTTTGCTGCGGCGCAAGAGGCAAGAGTTTCACAGGCGCTCTACCAGACCAATTTGCGTTGGTCCGAGCGTATCGCTTCCATCCAGCACGGCGAAGAAACGGTGAAGGCGGCAAAGGATTGGGGGTTCGCCAAGTGCGATTCCGACCCCTATTTCAATGCCAAGGTCGCCAGCTCGCCCGACCCCGTAGGATTTGTGGTCACTGAGTATAAGCGCGAGGAGATCGCGTCAAAAGTCACGCCGGACGAGTTCGCTCAATTCCAGGCGTGGAAGGCTGCTCAGGGCCAGTTGCAGCAACCGGGCGGGCAACCGCCTTCACCCCCTACGACCTCCGCGATCCCCCCTCGAAGCCTTGCCTCGGCACCATCGGCAGGAAACATCCTGACCGAGCCGGTCCAGAGCGACGAAGAGATGTTCAAAGAGGTCATCGGTAAAAGGTAAATCCGATGGCAGAAACTGTCCTTAATGCAGGTCTTGCGCTGACCAAATGGCGCAAGAACTATTTCAATACCTACATCCGGGCGTCGCGGTTCAAACCCTATATGGGTTCGGGCAACGACAACATCATTGTCACGATGTACGACCTTCAGTCGGACGCGGGCAAGACGATCATCGTGCCGTTTATCGGCGAACTCAGCGGCTCGGGCGTTTCCGGTTCGCAGGTTCTCGAAGGCAACGAAGAGAATCTTGGCTCGGGCAACATGCCGGTCACTGTCGATTGGCGGCGCAATGCCGTCATTGTTCCCAAGTCGGAGCAATACAAGACCGACATCGACCTGCTCGACGCGGCCAAGCCCGCGCTGAAGAACTGGGAATCGAAGGCCCTGCGGACGGACATCATCCGTGAACTGGGCGCGCTGACCGTCAACGACGCGACGCTTTCGACGATCCCCTATGCCTCGGCAACGGAAGCGCAGAAGAACACCTGGCTCGCCCTCAACAGCGACCGAGTGCTTTTCGGCAAGGACAAGTCGAACAACGCCAGCAATGTCCATGCGACTTCGCTGCTCAACGTCGACACGACCAACGACAAGGCGACTTCCGCCATGCTTCTGAAAATGAAGCGCATGGCGGCGGATGCGAAGATCACGCCGTACCAGTCCGACCAGATGGCCGGGCAGGAGTGGTTCGTGGTGTTCGTCGGGCCGCGCGCGTTCCGCGATCTGGAACTCGATTCCACCATTGTTACCGCCGACACGAACGCTCGCGCTCGTGAAGGCAACGGCATCGAGAACAACCCGATCTTCCAGGGTGGTGATCTGCTTTATCGCGGTCTCATCATTCGGCAGGAGCCGGAAATCCAGATGCTGGCCGGTGTCGGCAATGCCGGTTCGGACGTCGAGCCGCTGTATCTGTGCGGGGCCGGTGCGCTGGCCGTTGCATGGGGCCAGATGCCGCAGACCAAGACGCGCCTCGCCGATTACGACTTCCGCAAGGGGGTTGGCATCGAAGAATTGCTGGGGGTCAAGAAGATCCACCAGCTCGGCGTCCAGCGGTCGGTCGTCACTGGCTACGCCTCCGCATCGGCTGATGCCTAACCCCTAACTGAAAGGACTTGACTGATGGCAACGTACAACAGCCTCCAAGTCACGAACAAGATGCCGGTTGCCAGCCATGGTCCGGCGTCATCGCTGAAGGGCGAGCATTTCCAGATTGCTCTGGGTGCGACCTCGGCGGCGGACGTGATCAACTTGGGGTATCTTCCCGACTACGCGGTGCCGGTGAAAGTCACCGTGTTCCACACTGCCGCAATCGCGCTGATCACGGTCGGCACGGTTGCGGCTCCGGCTGGCTACATCGCCAGCACGGCGGTTGTCGCCAACACCCCGCTGACCAACACGGTCGGAACGGAGTTGTTCAAGAACGTCGGCCTCGGTCAGCGCCTTGTCACAGCGACGATCGGGACAGGCGGCGGTTCGGCGGGCACGCTCAACGTCTTTGTCGAGTATCTCGTCGAAGATCCGGGCGCTGCCTATCCCTTCACCGCTGCAACCTAAGGAGTGAGTTGAAATGAAGGCAACTTACGTCGGCGATACGTCGATCCCCGCTTCCAAGCGGGATATCCCGGACGTCATGGAGACCCTTGGTCTCGTATTCGAGAAGGGCAAGGCGACGGACATTCCCCCCGCTCTGGAAGCAAAGCTGGCGGGCAATCCGCACTTTGAACTGAGCGGCAAGGAAACCGCAGCCAAGTAACGGTCAGGGCCGGGGGTAACACCTCGGCCCTTTCCTTCCAGGGGAGAGCGCTATGTCCGCTTCAAATACCTTCGAGGCGGCAATTCTCGCCCTCGTCTTCAATAACACGAACTACGCCAACATGGGCGATGCGACGGGTGTTCGCGGCTCGACCACGGCGGGCTCGTTCTACATCTCGCTGCACACGGCGGACCCCGGCGAAACGGGCACGGCGGTGACGAGCGAGGCGGCATATACCAACTATGCGCGGGTCGCGGTTGCACGGTCATCGGGCGGGTTCACGGTTTCCGGCACGGCGCCGACACAGGCTGCCAACGCCGCCGTTGTGACGTTTCCGACCTGCGGCACGACCGGCGCGACCGTCACCTATTTCGGCATCTGCTCGACGGCATCGGGGGCGGGTGAGCTTTACTTCAGCGGTGCGCTGACCTCGCCCGCTTCGCTTGCCGTTTCCAACGGGGTGACGCCCTCGTTTGCCATTGGCGCGCTTGTCGTGACGGCCGACTAAATTGGCCGATAACAGCACCCAGAATGGCGCGGACACGATCCGCGACATTGATCGGGCCGGAATCAAGACGCAGGTTGTCCAGTTGGACGCTGGCGGTTCGTCGGCGGAGGCGCTGGTCAGCAAGGCCGCGCCCTTGCCGATGTTCCCGGTTCACACTGGGGCGGCGTTCGTCAACTTCTCGGCTGTCGGTGCCGCCGCTGGCGCAACAACGGTTGAAACGGCAATAACACTGACTCGCTCGGGATCGCCCGGCGCAACGGTGACGACCGGGACGAGTTTTACCGCCACGTCAGGCAAGCGGCTCAAGATTACCTCGATCACGTTCGCATCGCGCGGCCACGCCACGGCCACCGCACAGCTAACCGATTTCACCCTCCGCGTGAACACTGCGGGCGCGACCACCACAACCAGCGCGCAGGTGATCAAGGCCCGCACGGCTACTGCTGCCACGGCCCTCGCCTATGACCGGATCAGCATTCCGCTTGAATATGCTGGCATTGAGATCGTGGGCGATGGAACCCTTACTTTTGGAGTGACCGCAAATGCGGTTTTCACGACCAATGCCCCGACGTGGGACGTGCTGATCACGGGCATTGAATACTAGGGAGGCGTAAATGAGCCTCCTGCTACTAATTGGACGCAGCCCTGAACTGGTCATCAACGGCAACGGCGATGCGGTTACAGGCTGGGTCAATAATGACTCATCAACCTCAACAATCACCTCCGTTGCTAGCCGCCTTCGCATTACCAGCACGGGCGCTGGTGGCGGTACATGGAATGAAACCTATTCGGTCACAACGGGCCAAAGCTACCGCGTCCGCGCTACATTATACCCGCACGAATTGGACCGCGCCCGTCTTTCGGTCGCGATTGGCGGTTCGACGATCCTCGTCAGATATTCCGATACCGTGGGTGGGGTCGTTGATTTCACCTATGTCTCGGGCGGGCCGAGCAATATCATCACGCTGGAAGCGGCAAGCGGTTCGGCCTTTGTCAGCGTCGGTGAATATGCCGAGTTCGACGATGTTAGTGTCCAGGCCCTCGCGGGGGCAATAACCGGGTCGTCATCGCTCACCTTCGGGCAAACCGGGTCGGTAACCGGCGCCGGAACGCTGGCGGGAGCGCCGGGGCTGGTATTTGCGGCAAGCGCGGGTGAGAGCGCGGCGGGTGCCCTTGCAGGTGTCTCCGCGCTACTGTTCACGCCGACGGGCGGCGAGACGGCCAAGGGGGCACTCGCGGGCACGTCTGCGGGTCTGTTCGGGGCGAGCGGCGGCGAAGCGGCGAGCGGGACACTGGCGGGAACGTCGGCGGTATCGTTCGGCACAACGGGAACGGCAAACGCGCTAACGCCGGTTTCCGCTTCATCGGGAGTCCTGTTCGGCCAAAACGGGGCGCTAACCGCCAAGGGCGCGCTTGCAGGCACGTCGGCAGGACTGTGGACGGCAACGGGTACCGAAACCGCTTCGGGCGCGCTGGTGGGCACTACAGGGGTTGTTTTCGGGCAATCGGGGACAGCCAAGGGCGCGGCAACACTCGTCGCGTCGTCCGCGCTTGGGTTTGGCCAAACTGGATCACTCGCCGCAAGCGGTTCACTCGCCGGGACTTCGACGGGGCTATGGGGCGCCAATGCAAGCGGTTCGACCTCGGGCGCCGTAACCGGGTCGGCTGGCATAGTATTCGGGCAAAGCGGGACCACGACAGCAATCGCGTCGGTCAATGCCTCCTCTTCGCTAGTTTTCGCATCTGCGGCGCTTTTGAGTGGAAATGCGGCCACCAACGGTTCGGCTGCGGTTACTTTCTCATCATCGGGCCTTATCTCGGCGCAAGCTGCGTCAACTGGAACCGCCAGTGTTGCTTTTGGTCCTGCTGGAACATTGACAGGTGTTGCGGCAATTCTGCCGATCGCGCCCCGGCCATTTGTCTTGCGGGCCATCGACCAAGGCCAGTCGAGCGGTTCGGGCCGCGCTTATTCGTCGGGCGCCGCGCGGTCACGATCCGCCGGTACAAGCCGCGCCTATAGTTCACGAAGGGGACGCTAGATGCCGACATGTCGGGATATCGTCACGCGCGCCCTCCGCAAAGCCCGCGTCTATGCGGCGGGCGAGGAACCTTCCGCCGAGGATATGGAAGACGGGCTGGACGAGTTGCAAAACCTCTATGAGCAATGGGGCGCCAACGGCATGTTTGGTCGCCTCGCCGATGTTTATACCAACAGCGATTACGAGGCACAGCCCAATGAGCGGGTGACGGTGACGGATAGCGCCGTGGTCACGATCCCGGTGACGGTCAGCGATGATGGGTCAGATTACCCGCCCTACGACATGGCGTTGGTCGAGGTGGTCGATACGGTTGCCGGGTCGGTCTCGCGCTATCTCTATTCAAACGGCGCATGGGTTTCGATCAGCGACTTATCGCTTGATGACGAGGCGCCGCTTGCCGGGCGGGGACGGGGTGGACTTAGCGCCTGTCTCGCCATTGCCTTTGCCGAAGAGTTCGGAGCCGAGGTTGGGCAAGGAGTCATTCGCCAAGCGGGGGCGTTCAAGACCGGACTTTCGCTCAAGATGGGCGGCGATGCCAACCGCACCGCGCCGGACTATTTCTAAATGCCCGCGATCAAATACGGGAGCGGGAGCTATCGCCGAGACAGAGGGGGGCTTCCCGAGTTCCGCCTCGTCAATATGTTTCTGGAAGCGACGCCCTCGGCTGAAAATGGCGTTGTGCTGCTATCGCGGCAGGGGTTGACGACTAGCACGACGGTAGGCGCCGGGCCGATCCGGGGTGTATTTAGCGAGCCGGGGACGTTCGGCGGCGACGTGTTCACCGTGTCGGGCGGCAACCTTTATCGCGGCGCGACCTTGCTCCTGGCGATTGCCGGGACAGGGCCGGTATCGTTCGCCGCCTCGGGGCTTGAACTGCTCGTGACGGCGGGGACGACGCTCTACAGCTACAACGGGACCAACACGGTCGCGGTGACGTTTCCCGATAGCGCCAATGTCCGTTCAATCGCCTTTATCAGCGGTCACTTTATCGCGGTGCGCGACGGCTCGCAAAAATACTACTGGTCGGCGCAGCTGGACGGGCGGTCATGGGATGCGCTCGATTTTGCCTCGGCGGAATCGGAGCCCGACAGCCTGCTCGACGCTCTTTCAATGCGCGGCAACCTCTATTTGATGGGGCAATCGACGATCGAGCCGTGGTTCTACACGGGAAGCCTCGATCTGCCCTTTTCGCTGATCCAGCAGCGTCTTTTCCCCAAGGGCGTATTTGCCACGGGCTGCGCGGTCGAAATGGACAATGCGCTGTTCTGGGTCGGATCGGACGGGATTGTCTATCGCACGTCGGACGTTCCTGAACGGCTGTCCAATCACGGAATAGAGGAACGGGTCGCCGCTAGTGCAACGGCCTCGGCCTTTGGCTTCATCCAGGAGGGGCACAGCTTCTTCTGTATGCGCCTTGCCACGGGCACTTATGTTTATGACGCGGCGACAAGCGAGTGGTGCGAGTTCCAGAGCTACGGGCGGGTCAATTTCGCGGGGCGCTGCGCCACGTCTCAAGGTCGGACGATCCTGCTCGGCGATGACGCGACGGGCAAAATATGGACCTTCTCGGGCTATGCCGACAACGACGTCGAAATGGTCCGCGAGTTCACCGCTGCTGCACCGATCAAGGGCGGCACGGCGGTCGTCGATAGCTTGGCGGTTGATGTCAGTGTCGGTCACACGACGTTGCTCACCGGGCAAGGGTCCGATCCCGTCATTGAAATGGCGTTGTCGCGCGATGCTGGGGTGACATGGTCGCCTTGGCGCGCGGCCAAGCTGGGGGCGGTGGGCAAGTATCGGGCGCGACCTCGCTGGACGCGCCTTGGCATGTTCGATTCTCCGGGTGCTGTGTTTAAGTTTCGGGTGTCCGACCCGGTATCGGTGCGGCTGTCCAATGTCCTGACCAACGAAGACGGCGGGGGACGCAGTCGTGGTGCTTAAACTCGAACGCCTCGCGCCCGGCTCGCCGATCACGGGCAAGGATGGCAGCGCAACGCTTCCGTTCGCGGTGACGTGGCAAAAACTGGTCGAACAGATCGAAGGAGCCTATACCTCGCTGGCCGATCAATTGGCTGCGATTCAGGCCGCGCAAGACGCTGCCGATGCCGCCAACGCCGCTGCCGCTGCTGCCGATGCTGCCGCAGCCAGCGCGCAGACCTCGGCGGACTCGGCCAACACTGCCGCTTCAACGGCCAATACAGCGGCAACGACGGCCCAAGCTACTGCGGATGCAGCAGCATTGGCGGCAGCACTGGCTAATAGTTACGTTTCCGGCGCCACGCTCTCGGCGGCCGACGCCGGGTCAAATGCAACGATCACGATTAGCGGTCACACCCGCTATTATCCGCAAGCGGACGGCTCGATTACCAGCGTATCGGTAACAGGGGGAAGCCTCACCGGGCTGGCCTATTCGACGCTGTATTATATCTATTATGACCAGCCTTCGCGTGCTGGCGGGGCGGTAACTTATCATTCGACCACGAGCATCACGACGGCGGCACAGGTCAACGATCGCCACCTTGTAGGCTCGGTAACAACCCCGGCGGCATTGGCAGCTAACACAAGCGGTTATTACGTCCTTCCGCCCGGCGTCGGTTCGCTGAACTATTTCTGATGAGCTACCTGATCCTCGCCTTGCCGCGCTCGCGCACAACCTGGCTGTCGCGGTTCCTGACCTATGGCGAATGGAGTTGCGGGCACGAGGAATTGCGGCACCTGCGAAGCCTCGACGATGCCAAAGCGTGGTTTTCTCAGGACTGCACGGGAACGGCGGAAACAGCGGCTGCGCCTTGGTGGCGGCTACTTGGTAAGTTGGCGCCAGATACGAAGATCGTCCTTATCCGTCGCCCCGTTGGCGAAGTCGTTGACAGCCTCATGGCGCTGCCCCTCCCGTTCGACCGGGCCACGCTTGAAAAAACGATGGCTTACCACGACCGCAAGCTCGACCAGATCGCGACACGGCTGCCCTGTCTGTCGGTTGATTATGCCGATCTTGCCAAGGCCGAAACCTGCAAGGCGGTATTTGAATATTGCCTGCCCTATGACTTTGACGAGGCCCATTGGAAGCGATGGGACGCCGAGAACGTCCAGTGCGATATGCGCGGGTTGATGCGGTATATGACGGCATACGCTCCCGCTCTGGAGAAACTGGCCAAGGTTGCGAAGCATCAAACGCTGACTGCGATGCGTCTGCGGCCCCCGGTCGTTGCCGAGGGCATGACGATACAGACCGAAAGTTTCGATAGCTGGATTGCCGGGGCACAGCACCTTTTTGACGAGCACCTGGTGATGGTCGGCGAGGCGCCGGGCGAATGGGAATCGAAGAACATCCCCTTGCTTCGGCGGATTTACGAAGCGGACGCGATGCAGATCACGACCGCGCGCTGCAACGGCAAGATGTTCGGTTACCTCGTCACGATCGTCACGCCTTCGCTGGAAAAGGAAGGCCGGACGTGGGCTGCGAATAACACGCACTACGCCTCGCCCGACGTTCCTGGGCTTGGGCTTAAGCTCCAGCGGGCAAGCATCCGGGCATTGAAGGAACGCGGTGTGTACGAACTGTTCGCACAGGCCGGGGTGCGCGGGTCCGGTGAACGGATTGCATCAATCTATAAGCGCCTCGGCGCGGCCAATGACGGACAGATGTTCCGCCTCCAACTAGAGGATTGTTGATATGGGTATTGCGGCAGCAGCCGGAATTACTGCCGTTGCTGCAATCGGCGGCGCGGCGATCAGTTCATCGGCGAGCAAAAAGGCGGCTAATAAGGCGGCGGATGCGGCGACCCAAAACGCCGAGGCAAGCAACGCGCTGCAATCGCAGATCTACGGCGAGAACAAGGCGCTTCTTTCACCCTACGTCAACCGGGGCAATTCGGCGGGCGATGCGATCAACGCGCTGCTCGGGTTGGGCGGGCCTCTAGCCGCCGCTCCCGCGCAAGGAACGCAGCAATATGGCCCGGCAGTCCCCGCCACAACGGGCGGCACTTATGGCGGCGGCGGGCTGTTCGGCAATGTCCCGGTGAATAGCGGTTTTGGCAACGTCATTGGCGCACTCGGCGGGATGGGCGGGCAGCAACAGGCAGCGAACCAGCCCCCCTATGTCATGGTGGGCGGGAAAACCTACGCGAACACCGCTGACGCCTTCGCCGATCCCAACGTCACCGCAAACCAGCGACAAGAGTTGATGATGGCATTGCAGATGCAGGGCTATCAGCTTCCACAGACCGCGCAACCTGCCGTCCCCGCCGCAAGTTCCGGCACTGGTAGCGCGGCGGCGGGCTCACCCTATGACGCGGCATTCAAGAACTATCTCGGTTCGACCGGGTATCAGTTCCAGATCGACCAGGGCAACAAGGGCATCAACCAGGGCTATGCTGCCAAGGGCGCGCTCCAGTCCGGTGCCGCATTGAAGGCGCTGCAAACCTACGGTCAGAATACCGCGACGGGCTTTTTCAAGGACTATCTCGGGCTGCTGTCAAACCAGCAGGCGGTCGGACTTTCTGGCGCCGGGGCGGTCGCCGGGGTGGGGACCGGCTATGCGAACAGCGTTAGCGCGAACAACGCCAACGCCTCCAACGCCATCGGTAATGCGGCACTGGCGAGTGCGAACGGCACGAACAACGCGATTGGCACGGCGGTTGGTGGCATCCAGAGCGCGGCTAATATGTTCGGATCAAGCTATGCTCCCAAGAATGCGATGGCACCCATCCCGCCGTGGGCTGAATACTGATGGACGAGATCGAACGGCTCCAAGCCAAGCTCAAGGCCCGCGAGGGGCAGCCCGGCTTCAAGGCTAATGTGGAAGCGATCAAGGCCGAGATCGACCGGCTGGAAAGCCTGACCTACCAATACCGGGACAATGCGACGGGGCAATTTGTCACCGCAGAATACGCCCTCGCCAATCCTGACACGACACACCGGGTGGAGTTGCCATGAGCGAGCTTAATTGGGGCCTGCTGGACCCGAACGCCTATTCGAACGGGGTGGCGCAGGGTCGCGCCGCACTTGATGCAGTGGGCGCGACTTTCAAACAGCGGGGCATTGACAACGCCCTTCGCCAATATGCGACCAACCCGGATGATCCCAATTCGATCAACGCGCTAGCAGCGGTCGATCCGATGTTGGCGATCAAGGCCCGCGCCCAGCAGGCGGAAACGGCAACGGGGCTTCGCAAGGAACACCAAGCGGCCCTTGAGGCTAACCGCGATAATATCATCCGGGGAGCCCAAATCGTTCGCCAGTTGCAGCCAAAAGATCAGGCGAGTTGGGATCAGGCGCTATCGACCGCGCAAAACCTCGGGATTGATGTCACCCATGTCCCTCGCAACTGGAACGATCCGGCGACACAGCAATATGCCCAAGGGCTGATTGCTGCGGCGGATGCATTCGAGCCGCAGAAGCCGGAATCGTCGCCCTATCAGGTTGTCCCCGGCCAGCCCGGCGCTGGCGTCTACCGCTTCGACAAGCGCACAGGCGGCATTACCGAGCTAGTCCACGCCAACGACGGTTCCGGGGTAACGCCAAGCGCAGCGGCGACAACTGGCGGACCTCCCCCCGCCGCGATTCAGATGCTTCGCTCAAACCCCTCGCTCGCCGCGCACTTTGACGAGAAATACGGCGCGGGCGCTGCGTCTAGAGTCCTAGGAGGTCAGACGCCCCCCGCGTCTGGTAACTTTTCTCCCTTAGTTCCGGGGAATATCGACCTTCATCACCGCCCCATCGTCCACAACAAGGATGGTTCGATCTCGACTGTCCGATCGATGTCGTTCGGGACCGACCAAGGCGAAGTCCTCGTGCCGACCGTTAGTGAAGATGGGCGGATCATGACTGACCGCGAGGCGATGGATGCTTATCGCAAGACCGGCAAGCACCTAGGGATATTCAAGACGCCGGAAGAGGCTACCGCCTACGCGCAGTCCTTACATGAAGATCAGGCAAAAGAATATCTACCGCAGAGCCGCGCAACTTTCCCTGACCCGTTCAAGGCACCGGGCACAGTAACGAGCGGACGCCGCACGATCGAAGGTAACAGGGCGGTCGGCGGCGCGCCCCACTCGCATCATCTCGACGGCGATGCGGTCGATTATGTTGGCACGAGCGAGAATGCGTTGCGCGGCTATTTCGGCCCCCAAGCGCGGTATCTCAACGAAGGCGACCACATTCACGTCACGCTGCCAGGGTATCACAAGGTGCCTTATTTCGGTCAGCGTGGGTCGAAAGGATAATAGATGGCTAATCCGTTCGACGCATTTGATCCGGTCCCGGTGCCAATCCTCGGCGCGCCCAAGCCCGTCGATCCCTACAAGGCCGAAGACCAGCAGTTGCAACGTGACGCGGCAGACCGTGCGGAACGGGCAGCCGACAGGGCGGACAAGACGGCACAGCGCCAAGCAGCGGCAGCGGAATTGTCAGCGAAGGCGGCAACCAAGCCGACTGAGTTCCAAGCCAAGTCGGCGGGTTTTCTCGGGCGCATGATGGAGGCGGAAAAAGCCTTTAGCGCCGTCCCGGAATCAGATCGTGGCGCTCGTTCGCTTCCACGGCAGACGCTTCACAACATGTTGCCGGGGGTGGAAAACACCTTTGTCAATTCCGCAGACCGGCAGAAGGCCGATCAGGCGCAAGAGAACTTCATCGCGGCATCGCTTCGCCAAGAGTCGGGCGCGGCCATTTCGCCGCAGGAGTTTACGCGCCAATACAACATCTTCTTTCCCGCGCCGGGGGACAGTGCGGAAACACTGGCGCAAAAGGCCGATGCCCGCCGCCAGGCAATCGAGGGGTTCAAGATCGCCGCCGGTCCCTTGGCTGAACAGGCGGCGGGCACGACCCAAACGCCTTTGCCCGATGCGGCTGTGCAGAGCGAATTACAGGCCCGGATTTCGCGCGGCGATGATCCCAAAGCAACGATTGCCTGGCTTATAGCGGCGGGTCATCCGCCGACTGATGATCAAGCCAAGGCGATCATGCTGAACGCGGGCAACCCCCATCCCGACGTGCGCCCGCCAGAGCCGCCCGCTGGTGGCGGCGGTGGTGTATGGGGCGAGCTAGGGCAGGCCACAGGCAATGTCGTGTCTGGCATCGCCCAAGGTGTTGCAGCCTTGCCCGACATGGCGGCGAACGCTGTAGGCGCGACTCTCGCCCTTCCCGCGCAGGCGATGGGCTTCGACCATGCGGCGGACGTGCTACGCCACCCCTTCACCATCGGGGGGGCAATCGAGCAGGCCAACCCCACGCCGCAGGACGCGGGCGGCAAGACGGCGCGCATCGGGGCACAGTTCCTCGGCGGGGCCATAGGCTTCCCGCAAAGCGCGGCACAGGCCATTACCAACCGGATCGTGGGCGAAGTACCAAAAGCCATCCCGAATGCGCTGGCGGGCGGCACAGCGCCGATCATGCGAGCCGCGCAGAGGCAGGGGGTTGAATTGCTCCCCGCCGACGTTGGGGGTGATTTCGTTAAGGGCATGACGAGCGCAGCGGCACAGGCTCCGTTGTCACGTGGGTCGATCATGGGCGTATCGCGCCGAGCCGCAACACAGTTGGGCAACGCCGCCCGCCGTACGGCCAACGGGGTCGGAGAAGTCCTACCTCCTGACGAAGCGGGGGCCGCTATCCGGCGCGGCGGCGAGCAGGTTGTCGCCAAGCAAACCGACCGGGCTTCGCGCTTTTACGAGCGCGCGGGCGAGCAGGCCAAGGGCGTGACCGTCATTCCCGACGAGGCGATCAAGGTCATCGACGACCAGATTGCCCGCAAGTCGCAGGCGGGCGAAATGTCCAGCGATATTGTCGGCGAGTTGCAGAAGGTCCGCCGCTCGCTGGCCCAGCCCGGCGGCATGACGGTTGAAGGGCTGCGGCAGGCCCGGACCATCCTCGGCGCGCTGGCAAGGAACGACAAGCTGCGCGGAACCGACGCCCAGCGCATCTTCGGCAATGCCTTGAACGCTGCCAGCGAGGATATGTCGCGGGCGCTGTCCGAGGCCGGGAAACCGGGAACGGCCCGCCTGTTCCGCCGTGCCGATGCGCTGTGGAAAGAGCGTATTATGAACATCGACGAAGTGTGGCAGCCGATCATCGGCAAGGCCAAGAGCGGCGAGGATATTGTAAATTCGGTCGAAGCGATGGCGCGGGGCAGCCGGGGTGGGGCTATGCGGTTGCAGCGTGTCATGGCTGAAATGCCGGAATCGGAGAAGGGGGACTTCGTAGCGACCGCGATTGACCGGCTCGGCAAGGCGTCCGCTGGTGCACAGGATGACACGGGTGGCGTCTTTTCGTCCGAAACCTTCCTCACCAACTGGAACAAGATGTCCGCCAAGGGAAAGGCGGCGTTGTTCGGCAATAGCGAGACGCGCCGCAATCTTGATGACATCGCCATGATCGCGGCGGGGCGCAGGGGCACGGCGGCGATTGCGTCCAAGTCGAACACCCCGATTGGTCTGACAGGGAATGTCGGCACGCTGGCTGGGGTTGGCGCGGTCACGAACCCGGCAACGGCGGTCGTGCTGGGCGGGTTGCAATATGCGACCGGCAAGCTCTTGGCATCGCCGGCCTTCACCAAATGGCTGGCCCGTACTCCTAGAAGCGCGGCGGGGATCGGGCCGCACATTGCTCGCCTATCCACCATCGCTTCGCAAAACCCGGCGATTGCCGATGACATTGCGCGGTTTCAGCGGATGATCAGCGGGGCGGCGAATGAAAACGTCGGCGTTGCTGGCCTCGCGGCGTCAGACCCCAGGACCGATGCCAACCGCAAATAGTAGAGCGAGCGCGGTTAGCACGCGGAACCGATAGCGCGGCAGTGCCCACCATATCGCCAAGATAAGCCCAACGGCCTGCCACACCTTCACAAGCCCAACCTAACCCAATTCCCCAATTCCACCAAGGCCCTCGTTTTCGGGGGCTTTTCCTATTGGAGCCGCCATGTCCGCCAAGTTGTATTACAGCCCGTTTATCCCGGCGTTTAGCGCCAACGGACTCCCCGTGGCCGGGGCGCAGCTCCTGTTCTATCTCACCGGGACCACAACCAAAACGACCGTTTATTCCGACGTGGGCATGGTGACGCCGCTGGCAAACCCGGTTGTTGCCGACGCGGCAGGTCGGTTCCCGGCGATCTATCTCAATGACGCGATCACGTATCGCGTTCGCATTCTCGACAAGCTCGGCGCGCAGATCGGGGCCGATCTTGACCCCTATGTGCCGGGGCAGATCGTCGCCAACCTAGTCGGCGGGATCGGGGCCAATGCGACCACGCGGACGGCGATAACCACCATTGTCCCGCCGCCGGTAGGAACGCCGGTTGTGCTGACCGAGGCCGGACGCGAGGGTACCTTTGTTTTTTCCAATACCAATATGTCGGCACTGGTTACAGCCGACCCGCTCCAGGCAATCTATATCGCCCCATCCTCGGACACGACGGGGGCGAGCGGCGCATGGGTTCGCAAGTTCAACGGCCCGCTCAATATCCAATGGTTCGGCGCGGTTGCCGACGATACCGGGACGAGCGGCACCGATAACTATGCGGCGATCACGGCTGCACTGGCGCTGATTACAGCCCGCGCCGAGGCGTATGACATCTACCGCCTTGGGGAGACCTTGTATTTCCCGCCCGGCACGAAGAGGGGCTACTACTGCTCCACCCCGATCAACATCAACGCAACGCTCAAGTTCAAGGGCGATTGGGCCGGGATGCCCAACGAGACGCCGCACGGCATCCGCTTTCCGCTCAATTCGGCGGGGTTCATCGTCAATACCCACCAGACCAACGGCTACACTGGTGGGGCGGTGACGACCACGACCTACGGCGGCGGCTGCACGTTCGAGGATATGTGCTGGTATTCGGGGATTGGAAATCAGTTCGGCGGCGGCGCGGGCTTCAACCGCACCGGCAACTATGACGGCATCCTCGTTCGTGCCCGCGTCAATCTGATCCGCTGCACGATCCTCGGCTTTGCCCGGAACAACGTCTATATCGCCGGGTCGTCGGACACGGGCGGGTCGGGGCTACTCGGGAACGCCAACTGCACCAACATCGTCGATTGCACGATCCGTTACGCCGGGCGGAATAACGTCTATCTCAAGGGCACCGACGCCAACGCCTGCCATATGCAAGGCGGCTATTCGGATTACGCCTTGGGCTGGGGCATTCTCGACGAAAGCGCCATCGGGACCAACAGTTTCGATAATGTCCACACCGAACTGAACGGCCTCGGTGACGGCACGACCACCTATCTCGGTGGAACTTGCGCCTATCCGACAACCAGCAGCCAGCGTTACGCTTGCGCTGTCGGGCAGGAAGCCGCCGCTTCGACTACAGTGCCCGGCACGAACAGCGCCGTATGGATATTGATGCAGGGGTCAGTCGGCGGCCCGCTGTGGGTTTCGGGAATGACTTGGTTTGCGGGCGGGTCGCTTGCGCTCCGCCCCGTTGCCGGGGTCTCCCGCGCGTCGAACTTCTACATCGAAAGCGGCCAGGCCCCGGTCCAGAACAACAACCACGGCCACATGGAAGATGGCATGGCGACCGGCTGGAACCCCGGCAACACCGGGACCGGCGAGACGACCATCGCCCCCAGCGGGGGGCCTTCCGTCCGTGTCGCCTACAACCCGACGCAGGTAGCGCACACCGGAAAAGACGGCTGGGTTATTGAGCACAACATCGGCGACGGTTCGGCTGGCGGCGACAGTCGAATCCGCAGCTATCGCAACAGCAACATGACCGCTGGTCACTACGTCTATGAGCGGGTCGAAGCCGCCGACATTATCGGGACCGACTGGAACACGCAGCGCATATGGTGGACGACGGGCGCCAACCCCGCGAACCTGACGGTAAGCCGGGCCGGTCGATCGACCGTCGTTCCCTACATGACGATGCCCTACCGGCTTAAAATCCAGGCATTCGACGACGCCAACGAAGGCCGCTTGATCCACACCGGCTCGGCGGCTCCACTGGTCGGTGCAGGGGAGCGGGCACAAGGCGAGGTAGTCCTGAACCTCGCCCCGGCAGTCGGCGGTATTTCCAACTGGTATTGCTACACCGGGGGCACACCGGGCTCGTGGGGCGCGGATTACATCAACGCGCGGGCGGAACCTACGGTTGGGGTTGGATATGTGACCGGGGCCGGGGGCGCCGTCACACAGGCGACCTCGAAAGCAACCGGCGTCACCCTCAACAAGGTCAGCGGTCAGATCACCATGAACGCCGCCTCGCTAGCTGCGGCTACCAGCGTATCGTTCACACTGACCAACAGCGCCATCGCTGCCACCGATACGATCATCGTCAACGTCGGGTCGGGCGCAACGGCGGCGAGCTACACGGTTGATGTCGATGCGGTGGCGGCGGGTTCCTGCCGAATCCATATCCGCAACGTCTCGGCGGGGGCACTGGCGGAAGCGCTGGTGTTGAACTTCGCCGTCCTGAGGGCGGTGAACAGCTAATGTCGCCCGCCCGCGCCCCAGTCGGAGACACGAGTTTGAACAGCTTGCACGAGAAGATCGGCGAGATCACCGGCACCTTGCGCGAGTTGAATCATGCCACGGCCAACAACAGCAGTAAGATAGACGCGCTCGCTCTTGCGATTGCCACGCAAGCTGAACTCGTCCGTCGAGTGGAGGTGCTCGATAAGGGGCAGGCCGAACACCATTTGAGGCTGGCGGTGCTTGAGGCCGACAAGCACCGTCGCGAAGGCGCAATCGGCCTTGTTGCGTGGATCTCCAGAAATTGGCCGGTGACCTTCCTGATTACGATGGTGTTGGCCGTCGTGGCATGGGCGAACGGGAGGCTGCACGTATGACCGCCTTCGACATTTGCTTCGACAGCATCCTCGCGTCCGAAGGGGGCTTCGTCAACGACCCACGCGATACCGGTGGCGCTACCAATCTCGGCGTGACTAAGCGGGCCTGGGAGCAATGGGTTGGGCACCCCGTCACGATTGCCGACATCAAGTCACTAACGCCCGCCAAGGCCGCGCCGTTCTATCGCAGCCAGTATTGGAACGCTGCTCATTGTGACAGCTTTCCGGCAAGCCTCGCCTTGTGTCTGTTCCACTGCGCCGTCAATTCAGGACCGAAACGGGCGGCGACCATCCTGCAAGGCATCGTCGGCGCACTACCTGACGGCTCTATCGGCCCCGCCACCCTGCAACTGGCGCGGGGGGCGATAGCGGTTCGCGGTGAGCGGGCGATGGTGACGGCCTTCCAGGATGCCTACCGCGCCTATTATCGGACCCTCTCCAACTTCGACCACTTCGGCAAGGGATGGCTGAACCGCGCACGCGATGTCGAGCAGCAGGCATTGGCGCTGGCGGTATGAAGCTCCCAGCATGGCCTCCTCGCGACATTAGAGCAATTATCGCCCTAGTCGCATCAGTCGGCGGGTCGGGCGTCCTGACCGCCTTTGCTTGTTGGCTGGTCTATATTCTCTGGCGTGGGGGTTGGTCGGAAACGACGGCTTTGGCGCGCATCGACAAGATCGGCCTCGCGCTCATCATCGTGCTGGTCATCATGGGCGTCACCATGACCTCGCTTGGGCTGGCGATCAACCGCCGCTCGGTGAAGGCGTCGGCGTTTGGCACCTCGTTTGAGGCGACAGGTGGCGATGATGCACCCGCTGCGGCCCAAGCCGTTGCCGACGCCGCGACCGACAAGGCCGAGGAAATCAAGGGGATTGCGCAGTGACCGAACCTGTTCCGATTCGCCAAGGCGTGACGCCTGAACTGGACCCCGCGCGCGAGCTTCTCGACTTTTGCTCGACGAAGATAATCTCGTTCGTCGACGACTACGGCGTTGCACCGACAGCCATCGCGCTCGTTCTATTCGGTCGAGATGGGGAGAAGTCCTTTACCGACGCCTATAGCTGGGACAGCACAGAAACGCGAACCCGGCTTGAGACGTGCGGCACGGCATCCGCCATCCTCCTCAAGAGGGCCATCGACCAATGACCTCTATCATCGCCTTCCTGGTCGCCAAGGGCGTCCCCGCGCGCTTCGCCAAGCCGCTACTGGCCTTCGTTGCGCTCCTAGCGCTGGCGGGCCTTCTGTGGGCAGGAATCGCCATCCATGACCGCAACGTCGTCAAGACGCACGACGCCGGGCAAGTCGCAGCTACCGCCGTTGCCGACCGCAAGGCCGATGCGACTGCTGCTGTCGAACGCCGCGCCGACGATACACGAACGACCGACGAAAAAACCCAACTGGAAAAGGTTCAAGCCAATGCGTCGTCTGACCTTGATCGCCGCCTTGCTCGCCAGCGGTGTATCCGCCTGCAACAAGACGCCCGTCGCCTCGGCAAGCAGTCACCCGCCTGTGCTGGACCTCCAGTGCCCGGACGAGCCTCCGGCGCTCACTGACGCCGCCGTAATGGCCGATACGGATGGAGCGGCAGAGAACGCTTTCAACGACGCCGTGCTGCTCGCTGGGCGCGGTTGCCGCGATGCCCTTGCCCGCGTCTGCCGCTGGCACCAGGCGCGTGGTGCTGCGGTAGTCTGCCCGCCCGCGATTCGCCCGTGAAGTTCATCCTCATCGCGCTCGCCCTGCTCTTCCTTGCCGGGGTCCCGAACGCGTGTTGAGTGCCATGATCCGCGCCACGCTATGGTCTATATGGGTTGCCCTGATCCTGTTCGGGGGTGCGGTGCTTTATTCGCTGACGGTGGTGCCGGAATTGGGATAGATAGACCTCGGCGGGTGAGCGGTGGCAATCGTTGCATTCCGGCTCCCCCGCGCAGGCGAACATCACGCCGCCACACGCCGCGCACGGCACGGAAAGCGGGCCTAGCTCAAGCCTCACTGGCGCTCCTTGCTACGGGTGAGATAATCCTGGCTCGCGATATGCGCTGCGTGGTAATCGGCGCCAGCAAGCTCGGTCACATGGTCGATACCGCGAGCGGCACAAAAGCCCGAAAGGAAGGCTTCCTCGGCCACCTCATCCAGCGATACCGGGGGTGGGGTGCGGGCTTCGGACAACTCGGCGGCAAGGCACTGGAACGCCTGTACGGCCTCATCCTCCATGTAATCCCGATAGCCGCCGAGCAGCATCAAGATGCGATCGCCCGCCCTCAACGCCTCGAGCGGGGGTGGGGTGCTGCCTCGCAAGTCAGACAGCGCCGCCTCGCCGTTGCGTATGGCTTTTTCTACCGGGCCACCATAGCGGATAACCTCCTTGACAGCAGCCAAGACTTTCGCGCCACCATCAAACGCATCGAAGGGGTGGGACACGTTCAACGCGTCCCCGGTGGGGTCAGGGGTGGTCGGCGGGTCATTGTATTCGGGTCCAGTGGTATAGCCGTCCCAACCTTCCATCACTTCTCTCCTTGTTCGGGGGTCATTGCGGTTTCATCCTTTCCATCGGCTTGATTGCCTTGGCTTCCTCATCGGACAGGAACCGATCCGCCGCCCGGTCAAATACCTTCCACGCGGTTCCGCCAGTGGACCTCGGTGTGTAGCGGGCAAGAGGGTCTTGATTATCCCACACGGCCCGTAGGACGGAGCGCAGTGTCACGACTTCCCTCCTTGTTCGGGGGTGGCGAGGGCTTGGCGGCATTTCGGGCAAGTGTCCCAATCGGGATCGCCATGCTCGCACGGAGCCTCGGCGCGCGACCAGCTTTCGCGTTGTGCGGCCCGCTCCTCGCGTTCTAGTGCGGCCCGCTCACCGGGCGGCATGGCCGCTCGTTGCCGATTGATCTCGTCGAGCATGGCTTGAATGTCCCAAGCTGCCATCACCCCTCCCCCTTACTGCTGTCATCCGGCTCATAAACATAGCCACAATGCTCGGTGCTGGGGTTAGAGGTGAGGGCTGCGAGGGTGCTTTCCATGCGCGCCAAGGCGGGGATAACGTGGCCATAATAGTTAGACGCGACGACGCCATCTTCCATGTCGGTTTCCAGTTCGCGGACGCGCTCGCACAAGAAGCGCGCGTCATCGACAACAGCATCCGTGGATTGACTGTCTGTACGGGTTGCGAGGGTAGCTTCGACGATATGGTAGACCTCGATCATGCCGTTGTTGAGCGCAGCCACTTGGTCGCTGTCGAAATTGCTCATGTTGAGTTCTGGCGTGTCAGCAAGCACGGCCCGGATTTGCCGTAGCGGCTCGGTAGTGTCTGTACGGGTTGCGAAGTCAGGGTCTAGGGCCTTCATTGCGAGGTAGATGGCTTCAATGTCCGCATAGCGGCCCCACTGGATACCGCGCTCGGCGGCAGCGCGGCCTCCCGCGACGAGCATTTCATCGGTGGCTTCAGCACTAACCTCTTGATCATCCATATCTAGTCCTCTCCTGTAGGGATGGGCGGAAGGGGTTCGCGCCATTCGGTCGGGCAGCACAGGTTCCCCGCAAAGACCGGGAAGAACTTGTCGGGCGTGTAGACGGTGGTGCAGAACGTGTTGTCGGGATGCACCGCGCCGTTCCAGACGTAGCCGCGTGTGGCGAGGCAGGGCTTTTCCATCTGCTTGTTTCGGACCTCAATCACCCTCTGAAACGGCGCCGTCTCAATTGGTTGCCAAGCCATTCTCAATACTCCTCGGGCTGGGATGGGAGACGGGCGGTCACTGGTACACCGTCGGATAGATCGACTT